AAATGCAAAACGAATGTGAAGGGATGTGCGGAATATGACAGAGAATGACTTAAAAACTATGGTTTACGACTGGGAGCCGGAGTATCGCTTTCACCCTAAACGCCGATGGCGCTTTGACTTTGCAAACCCAGAATACAAAGTCGCTATTGAGTTCGAAGGCGGCATATGGACCAACGGGCGTCACAGCCGCGGAGTCGGTTATAAAAACGACTGCGATAAATACAACGCCGCCCAGGTTCTAGGATGGCGCGTGCTACGATATACGACAAGCCACACCTTAGAGCAAGTCTTGGCAGATATTGTCGAAATAGATAAACAGTTATTGAGACGACCAAAAGCCGCAATGGAAAAAAATAATTGACACACCGCACAAAAGAGCATAAATAAATTTTCATGCCATTGAAAAAAGGAAAAAGCAAGAAAACAATTAGCGAGAACATTCGCAAAGAAGTAAAGGCCGGCAAAAGCAAAAAACAAGCGGCGGCTATTGCATACAGCAAGGCAGGCAAGAGTAAAAAACGTGCCACGAAAAAAAGCTATTGAATACCAGGTCCAGCCGAAAAAGCGGAAAAACCCCGGCGGCAGGCCTACTAAATACACAAAGGAAACCATCGAAAAAGTATGTCAGGGATTAAGACAAGGCCTTACCTATAAGTACGCCGCAGAGATCGCCGGCATAAGCGAAAATCGTTTTTATACCTACATGAAGGAGTTTCCGCAGTTTTCGCAGGCGGTTGAAGCCGCAAAAGCCGAGAATGCAGCGTTTTGTATGCGTCGAATAGTAGAGCTGGCAGAAAAGCGCGAAGACCCAAAAGCTTACCAATGGATTCTAGCAAACGGCCATCGCAACCAGTATCACACAAAGCAGGAAACGCAGATCGAAGGCGGCAAGGAACCTGTAAAGGTTGAAATCAAAATTGACTTAGAATGAGCAGCCTAGAAATAAACATAAGCGCAAACTTGCACCCAGGGCAAAAGGAAGTCTTCAAAAGCCCGGCGCGATTTAAAGTGCTTGCCTGCGGTCGTAGGTGGGGAAAGTCAAAGCTTGCCGCATTTATGGCGCTGGTAAACGCCGTACAAGGTAAAGCCGCTTTTTGGGTTTCGCCATCGTTCCCGGTTTCGTCGATCGGCTGGCGCACTATTAAGAAAATGGCAAGGGATATCCCCCAAACCGAAATCCGCGAAGCTGACAGGCGAATAAGTTTTTTGTCCGGCGGTTGGTTGCAAGTCAAATCAGCAGACAATGTCGATTCATTGCGCGGCGAAGGCTTAGACTTTGCTGTATTAGACGAGGCGGCTTTTATGAAAGCGGACGCCTGGCACGAAGCAATCAGGCCAGCTTTGGCAGATAAACAAGGCAAGGCGCTGTTCTGTTCTACACCAGCCGGCGCGAATTGGTTTTACGATGTATTTAATAACAAGGGCCAAGACTGGCAAGCTTGGCATTTCAAAACGCTAGACAACCCATTTATAAACCCGGACGAGGTAGCAAGCGCTAAGGCCGAACTTGCCGAACGCACATTTAAACAAGAGTTTGAAGCCGAGTTTTTAACCGACGGGACAGGCATTTTTCGCAACTATAACCGCTGCGTAAAAGGCGCTTTTGAAAAGCCCATTGCCGGCGCTCACTACATAATGGCCGTTGACCTTGCCCGTACCGTTGACTATACCGTTATTTCTGTTTGGGATATGTCAAGAAAGCACCTTGTCCACCTTGACAGGTTTAACCAGGTCGATTGGTCCGTGCAACAGCGCAGAATAGCAGAGACAGCGAAGCGTTATAACAACGCATTTTGCATTATTGACGCAACCGGCGTAGGCGATCCGATAGTTCAAACCCTGCAACGCGCCGGAATCAATGTAAAAGGCGTTCGGTTCAATGCCCAGAATAAACGGCAAATGGTCGAAAGTCTTATGGTTATGCTTGAAAACGAAGAAATCAGCTTTCCAAGCCACCCGGAAATCATACACGAATTATCTATTTTTACAGCCGAGCAATCAATGTCCGGCGTGAAATACAACGCACCGTCAGGCGCACATGACGACATAGTAATGTCGTTTTGTCTTGCGGTGCAACACATGAGATCAGGATTTATGCGCCAGGTAGCGCTATGAGGTTATTATGATACAAGAAAAACACTTAAACGATGAATACTACAACCGCCACGAAATAAACCATATTTTAAAGTTTATTCACGATGCGGCGTCTGGGAAGCTAGATAAAATTAAATACAGCAAGATGGGCCACAATGCCACAATGTCGAAAAGCACAGGCGGCTATCGTGATCCGTATCTTATGCGCTTTCAGTACGAAACACAAAGCCACTACGATGAACGCATAAAGCTATCTAATTGTTATGGCTATACAAAGATTATCGGTGACAGCTACCGCTTTTTGTTTGAAGGTGCGGATAAGATTCTCCGCATTGACGGAATAAGCGACGAGCAACGCCAGCAAGTCTTAACTAACATTGACGGCAACGGCAACAGCCTAGATATATTTGCAGCACAAATCTTTTATAAGGTTCTACTAGATGGCTTGACGTTTATCGGCGCAGATAGCACAGAACAGCCTTATTTGTACTTAATAGAGCGCAAGAGCTTACAAAATATGGGCCACGATCAAGACGGCATGGCGTTCTTTATTTATGAAACGTACAAGCAGAAAATCGAAGGCATTGCCGCAAAGCAGAAAGAGTGCAAATATGTTTTTACCAGAGAAGAGCTTGCCGAATACGAAGAGGAAAACGACAAGTATAAACAGGTCCAGTACATAGAGAATCCTCTTGGTGTCGTCCCGGTCGTCCATTGCGAGCTATCCGACACGACGCCGCTTTTACAGCCCATCGCAAGCATTGACTTAAACCTTATGAACATTGACAGCGAAATGCGCTCAATCATTCGTAACCAAGCCGGCCTAAACTTCCTAGTCTTGCCAGATTCGACCGACATGAACACGCTGACAGATCAGACTGTCATTATGCTACCCCCTGGCAGCGACATACAACGTCCAGAATGGGTAGCTTATCCAAGCGGAGGATTGAACGGGCATTTCCAATACATACAGTTTTTACAAGATACGCTTTACGAGATAAGCCGGTTACGTCGTACCAAGACAAACCAAGCCGAGTCAGGACTTGCTAAGACTCTTGACTTTACCCAGACAAGGGCCGTCCTAAATGCTGGCGCAGATGCGGTAGAGCAAGCGGTAGAAAACGCTTTAAAGATTTACTTTCAGTATTTAGGGCAGGAAGTTGACGTATCATACAGCGTTGACCGCAACTTTGAATTAGCCGACTTTGACGACCAGATAAGGCAGATATTGTCTTTGCAATCAATCGGACTAGGGCAAACAGCCGAAGCCGCCGCAAAGCGCGAATTTAGAAATAAGTATATTAAATTAACACCGGAGGAAACGCAGCAATCAGACTCAGAAATTGACAGCGATGAACCCGGATTTACATTAAATGGAGGAATACAATGAGCGAAGAAAACAAAGAACAGATTGAAACGATTGACATAAAGGGCCACAGCGTGCCAAAAGACGCATACGAGGCAATCGTAAACAGCGTACAGTCAAAGGTCAACCAGCAGCATAAAAGCCAGTTGGCGCAGTTAATCGGTGAGCAAGAAGCCGACAAGCTAACTTTGGGCCAAGCCATGAACACAATTAAGGACAAGCTTGGCAACTTAGAAGCCCAGGTAAATAAAAAGACCGAAGAAAAAGTTACCGACAAGCTAGAGCTAGAGCGTCAAAAGTTGCAGGCAGAATACGAGGCCAAGGAACGGGCGCGCCAAGCTGACTGGATGAAACAACAGCACATCGAAACCATAAAAGCCCACGCTATAAAAAACGGTTTAACGCCTGAATTTACAGACCTGTTCCCGTCGTTGCTAGACCAGCACTTTGAGCTTGAAATGAACGATAACAAGATTCTTTACAAAGACAAGAAATCCGAAGGCATAGTTTTCGACGACGCTGCCAACCCTGCCGGGCCTGATAAGGTTGCCGATTTATTAAAGCAGAAGTTTCCAGGTGCGTTCAGCCAAGCCAAGCAAGGTTTAGGAGCTAAGCCGAACGGCGCGCCGGATAAGTCTAGTTGGGATAAGATGTCAGCGCGTGAACTATTGTCGTCAAGATGATAAGTTACGAAAAAGACCTAGTAATTCGTCAAACTTACTGCGATGGGTTCGCTAGGTCTAAACCTGTAAAATATATCGTCGTACACGGAACCGGCGGCGGTTCTAGCGCACAGCGTTTATTGAAATGGATGCGCAAGCCAGGACAAGCCCAGCAAAACCGATACAAACGAGGCATTGCGCTTTTTCATTATCTGATAGGCCGGGAAGGTGAGATCATAGAAATCATAGACCCGTCCAGGTGGGTTTATCATTCGTCGATAGGCAGAATGGACGCCGGAACCATTGGCATTGAGCTTGTCAATCCAAGCCGCGACAATAGCACAGGCTACACCGATGAGCAATACGAAAGCCTAGTTAATATGGTCGAGTTCTTGCGCCAAGACTATCCGGTTGACAAAATCATTTCTCACAGATTCGCCAAAGAAGTTTTAGGAAAGGGCAAGACTAAGAACTGCCCTGGCAATTTTGACTGGGAAAAGTTTACAATGTCGCTCAAACAATACAGCGCAACCCGAACAGCCCACGATTGCATAATTTTAAATTCGTAAAAAAATAGTTGACGCACCGCACAATTAAGACTATTGACAAAACAAGCAGTCTTTCCTCCGGACCGTAAGCCATTCTTACGGATGCGTTACCAGCAGACGATAAAGGTGCTGGACCTAAAAACTTAATAGGAGCATTTTTATGGCAAGTATAGTTGACATAAGATCAAGGTCCGAAAGCCCCTTAATGGCTGGCCTTATCAAAGCCGTCGAAGAGCGTTCGCCCATGGTAAACTACCTAGCGTTCGATCAAATTGACAGCTTAAACTATCAAATGAAAGAACAAGGTCAATACCCTGGCGCCAACTTTAGAAAATTCAATAACACTTTTTCTACTGCTGACACCGCACCACTTGACCTTATCACCGTACAGTTGGCAGACTTCGGCCTGTCTACTAGTACAGATTATGTTCTTGCTCGCGAGCGTAACCGCGAAGGGCAAGACTATTTAGCACAAGTCCGGATGGAAGTCGCAGACTCAATCGGCCTTGACCTTAAAAGCGTTGTTATCGGTAAGAACCGCGCAGCCGGCGAACCTTTAGGTTTAAGCCAATGGGCAGACTTTTACAATAGCAGCACAAATCCGCTAGTTTTCGATATGGGAACCAACGGAGCCAAAATCTCAGCAGCGCTAAGCACGTTTATCGAAAAACTGTCAGAAATGATTTCAGTTGTACGTCCAAACGTTCTTATTGGCAGCCGTGAAATGATTAGCACACTACAAAGCCAGGCACTTGTAAGCGCACAAAACAACGCGCTTGCTTCAATGTTTGCTTTTGAGACTATTCAAGTTGACGGACGCCCGGAAATTATCAGCCGCTTCTTAGGCATTCCAATTATTGACTCCGGTGAAACAAGCGCCGGCACGCCAATTTTGGGAACCTATGATGAAGTTCAAGGATCGTCTTCTGACTGTTCTAGCCTTTACGCAGTACGCGCTGGCGTTAATGACTTCGCTATTCTACATAGATATAGCGGTTTAATTGACTACAACGAATACAGCAGCGGCCAAGAAATCCAGATTGACGTTCACGCGCCAATGGCCCCGGTTGCTAAAAACACCCGTTGTGTTGGTAGACTAAAAGGCATTAAGGCAGAATAAGGAGTAAAACATGAAAGGAAACTTTATACCAGATAACGATTTACTCTTAGCAGAAGCGCAGACAGTAACAAGTTCAGCAGCCGGCAATGTTTCAGCCGGTTACGTTGACTTAGGTACTGACTATGCAAACTGGCCGTCGATGGTTGGCGTGTTTGAAATTGGTACTACTGATTTTGCAGACGCCGACGAAACGTATGAATACAAAGTTCAATTTAGCAATGCCACAAACTTTGCTACAATCGAAGGTGAGTATTCTCAAACAGTTTCCAGTCAAGCCGAGCTTGACCCGAACAATTCTACTGTTTTGGTCCCTGCCCGTGCGACTGGCAGATATGCACGCGCTTATATCACAGTTGCAGGCACTTCGCCTTCAACAGTTGTTAGCGTTGCATCGCTTAACAAAGAGTAAGCAACAGCGGCCTTCGGGCCGCTTTTAATAGGTTTTATATGGCATATAACTTTATAACTGACAATCCACACCAATTCCTAACCGGGGACAAGCCCACAATTTACGGGCAAGTCTCAGGCAATAAACGCACCCTGGAAGCCGTCACAGTCACCTTGACATTGACAAGGCAGATTGCACAGCGTGAACGCGCAGCAGCCACGGACGCCAGCGGCAACTTTACCCTAATACTAGACGAGTTTGAACAACCAGACTCAGGCAGCGTGATTGTCAAAGCGCTAGAATCTGACAACGGTTCTGCGCAGCTTGACGGGTCAATCAATGACACCGTGACAAGCATTACTTTAAAAACAATAACCGGAACCGTACCGACAAGCGGCTGGTTAAAAATCAATAATGAATGGATGGCTTTTACTCGTACAGGAACCAGCGCAACCGTAACTAGGGCGCAGTTCGGAACCACGGCAGCCAGCCACACCGACGACGATTCAATAAGATTCGCCGATTCAATAACAAGTTTAATCCCTTACTACGACTGGAAAGTTTACGACATAGCATTACTACCAACGGGAGTGCCAGGTGAATAACGTAACGTACGCGACAACCGGAGACGTTGACACCTACGCCAGCGACCACGGCCATTCATACTGGACCGCATTAACAGCGGCAGAAAAGAGCCGGGCAGTTATGACAGCAACCCTAGACATCGAGGCAGAGCATAAACAGCCCAGACGGTCAAACATTCCCTGGCAATATGGTTGCGAAACACTACGCGAGGCCGGAGCCTTGCAAGCTTTATTCGTAGGTCGGACTATACCGCAACGCGACGCATCGGACGCATTATCTAGTTTAGGCGCGCAGGGTGTATCAGATGGCGTAGTATCAGCCAACGTTCCGATAGGCGTAAAGCTAGACGCACAGGCTAAGAACTTGGTTAAAATGAAATTGAAAGCGGCAAGGGTTTTATTGAATCAGTATGGCAGAGGCTAGTCTATTCACAGAGGCCGAAAGGCGCAGGCTTACAGCCATAATCCAAAGGGCCGAGCGTGTAAACGACCTTGACTTCGTTATAAATTCAAACCTGCCCGAACTCAATAAAATTATTGAACGCTACCGCAAAGACTTAAAAAAAGAGACTAGCAAAATCTTTGTCCAGTCAAACTTTATTAATCTATTAATAGCAACCGAAGTTGAATCTTTTATCCGCCAGCTTTCTAAATACATTGACCCGAAAGAAATCGTCAAGCGCACCGGCGAAAAGCGCGCATTAATCGAAGCGATAAAAAGCCAGTACACATCAGAGTTAAATGGTCAAATTGATTATCTAGCCGGCAATCTTAAAGGCAAGATGGGAACTGCTAAACTTTTACAAGACGACATCGAAAAACGCACCCGTCAAATCACAACCGCTATTCGTGAACTAGGGGACGACATGGCCGCCGTGCCTACTATCTTTGACCAGCAGCAGCGCGATAGGCTTTTATTATTATCACAACGCGGAATACCACGGACCGGAATACCTACTGACTTAATCAAGACGCAGCTTGCCGAAACCTGGCAACAGCTAGACAAGCGCTATGGAAA